CACAAACCATCGTGTCAATCAACGCCGCCTATGCAATGACGTTCAACACGACGGACGAGGCCAATGGCATTTCTATTGGCTCGCCTAGCTCTCGCCTCGTTGTAGACAATCAGGGCGTCTATAACGTGCAGTTTTCAGCGCAGTTGGACAAATCCTCTGGCGCGGCGGCAGAGGTTCATATTTGGCTGCGTAAAAACGGCACAAACGTCCCAAATACCGCTAGTAAGGTGGTCATTCAAGGCACGGCAGCAGAACTTGTTGCCGCTTGGAACTTTGTTCTGCAACTGAACGCGACTGATTATGTAGAATTGATGTGGGCAAGTAACGACACAAATGTGGTTTTACTTGCCGCCAGCACCACAAGTGTTTGGCCCGCAATTCCCTCGGTTATTTGCACGATCACACAGGTCAACAACCTGTAATTTCACTAACCTCCCCACAGGAGAACGACGATGCCTTTAGATAGCGACATTGCAAACGGCGACTCACAGTTGCACGTTGAGTTTTACACTTCAGACACAAGGGGCTGGGAAGGTAAGCCGTTTGTGCGGATTATGATTCCCGGTGACAAAAACACCATCATTGACCAGCCTTGCCGAGAGGATCACAAAGAGCGATTTCCGCGCCAATGGCTGCATTATCAGATTCAGCAAAGCGAGGGTGCCGCAGCAGAGATTGGTACACCCTTGCAACAATGGCATCGTGACGAACCAGAGCAGATCACCCGTGACCATATCGCGGAGTTGGCGATTCTGAAGTTTGTGACGGTGGAGCAGTTGGCATTGGCCGGTGACGGTCAGTTGCAGCGAATTATGGGCGGGCCGGGTCTGCGCGAACGTGCGCGGCAGTACCTCAACCGCAAGAACCGCTCGGAGGCCAGCGCCGAGTTAGAAGATACCAAGAAGCAACTGGAAGCCCTGCAAATGCAGATGGCGCAGTTGTTGAGTCAGGAAGCCCCAAAGCGACGAGGGCGACCGCCTAAAGAGGGATAACTATGTCCACGACGACGATGCTTCAGCTTGTCCAACAAGTCACGAACGAGTTGGGCATTGCCACCCCGGCAACCGTAGCGGGTAACACTAGCCAAGACGTTGTACAAATCTTGGCCTTGATGAACGCCTCTGGCTACGAGCTGATGCGTCGTGCGGATTGGCGTGAGCTAACCAAGCAGCACACGTTCTATACCGAGGCAATTTCAACCACGGGAACGTGGACAGATAGCGCCTACACCATTACCAACATCCCCTCTACGGCAGGGCTGTCTACCTCGTATCAGGTGCAGGGCGTTGGCATCCCCAATGCGACCTACATCACAAATGTGGATAGTGCTACGCAGGTCACGCTCAACTACGAGCCGACCGAGGGGCAGGTAGGCGGTAATTTGGTATTCCAGAAGGTCAAATACGACCTTCCCTCGGACTACTACAGTACGGTCAATCGTACGCATTGGGATAAGAGCAAGCGTTGGGAAATGCTTGGCCCCGAGTCCCCGCAGCAATGGGAATGGCTGCTCTCGGGCTATATCTCCACCGGCCCGCGTATCCGCTGGCGTCTGCTTGGTGCGTACTTCCAGATTTGGCCGGGCATGAATGCCGGTGAGTTGCTCGGTTTTGAGTACCGCAGCAACGGTTGGGCGCAGGCTGCCAATGGCACCGCAAAGACCAGCTTTACCGCTGACAATGACACTTGCATCTACCCAGATCGGGTCATGGTGCTATCGACCAAGCTCAAGTATTTTGAGGCCAAGGGTTTTGATACCACGGCAATCTACCGCGATTACCTGTTAGAGCTAGAAACGGCCATCGCGCAGGATACGGCAGGTGCCAACTTGTCCTTTGCTCCGCGCCCCGGCACGGTGCTGATCGGTTACGACAATCTGCCTGACAGCGGGTACGGAAATGAGAGTTAATCTCATTTAGAAGTGATATGACTCCATCTCTTGCCAGACTTGATGCGACTAATGGTGTTCTGACGAACGCCGTAATCAGCAGCGATTTCGCGTTGCAATCGCGTATCTGCGAGAATGGCTTGCACTTGCGCCTCGGTCAATTTTGCCGCAGCGCATCGCTCTCCTCTATTGGAGGTGCCATGTTTAATGCGATCAAGTTGGTTATTGCGCGGGGTATCCCAGCGCAAATTTTCAAGCCGATTATCAAATGGATCACCGTTATTGTGGCAACACTCCATCCCTTGCGGTCGCGGGCCAACAAAAGCCTCAAGAACAGCTTTATGCGGATAAAAAACTTGAATTTTGTTATTACGCCAAAGACCAACAAAAGGTCTACGTTTTTGTTTATCGTACGTAAACTTTTTCAATTTTCTAGTCAAAAGATTTCGTATCTGTCCAGCGTCAGAAACTTCGTAAAGTTTTTCATAACCAATTACAGGTTTCCAAGTTTCCATAAAAACTCCCATTTGTTACATATTGGGATGTTACCATAATGGCCGCATTGCGCCGCCTTGTTCAGAAAAACAATGCCAACGTGGCATCACTTCCTGCCCCCATTGGAGGGTGGAATGCGCGTGACTCGCTCGCCAACATGGCCCCCACCGATGCCGTCACGTTGGATAACTACTTTCCGGGCGTCTCCAACGTCAACCTACGGGGTGGATACTCCAAACACGCTACCGGGCTTCCGGGGCAGGTGGAGAGCCTTTTTAGTTACGCAGGTGCCGCCACAAACGAACTCTTTGCCGTATCAGACGGCAAGATTTACGACGTTACCTCGGCAGGTGCCGTAGGCGCACCGGCTGTCAGCGGGCTTTCTAACAGCCGTTGGGAGTACATCAACATCACCACACCGGGCGGCAACTTCTTGTATGCCGTCAACGGAACCGATAAGCCGCAACTATACAACGGGTCTACATGGACAGCGATTGACGGCGCATCGTCACCGGCCATTACGGGCGTCACGACTACGACGCTCTCTAACATCGCGCTGTTTAAAAACCGCGTGTGGTTTATCCAGAAAGACAGCCTCAAGGCGTGGTATTTGCCGACCCTATCGGTGGGCGGTGTTGCACAAGAACTTGACCTGTCTGCCGTTGCCAAACTCGGCGGTACGCTGGTGTCGCTTGGCACATGGACGATTGATGCGGGTTACGGCGTGGACGATAACCTCGTCTTTGTCACCGACAAGGGCGAAATCATCGTCTATCGCGGCACCGATCCCTCTAGCGCATCCACATGGGCGCTAATCGGTGTGTGGATGGTCGGTTCGCCCATCTCCAAGCGTTGCATCATGAAGTACGGCGGCGACTTGTTGCTGTTGACGTTAGATGGCTTGCTCCCGCTTGCCTCTGCGCTGCAATCGTCTCGCCTTGACCCCAACGTGGCGTTGTCGGACAAGATACAGGGTGCCTTTGCGGTAGCCGCGCAAAACTACAGAAACACCTTTGGTTGGGGCATGACGTACTACGCCAATGCCAACGCACTTGTGGTCAACGTGCCGGTGTCCGTAGGAACGCAAGAACAGTTTGTGATGAACAACATCACGAAAGCGTGGTGTCGGTTTACGGGTTGGCACGCTAACTGTTTCAACCTGCTCAACGATGACCTGTACTACGGTGGTAACGAATACGTTGCTAAAGCGTGGACGACAGGCTCCACAGGCTACGAGGACGACACAAGCAACATTGAAGGGTTTGTCCTGCAAGCCTTCAACTACTTTGAGTCACGGGGCGTTAAAAAGTATTTCACCCGTGCGCGTCCAAGCTTGTTTAGCAACGGACAGCCTGCGATCAACATTGACCTAAACGTGGATTTTGACCTTCTCCGCAGTACCTCTGCCCTTGCCTATACCCCGATTTCAGTAGGCGTGTGGAACACCGCGCTATGGGATACGGGGCTGTGGGGTCAGGACACGGTGATTAGCAACAACTGGCAAGGCGTTACGGGTATTGGGTTCTGCGCCTCGGTGCAACTCAATAGCAGTAGCCGAAACCTGCAAATCCAATGGGCATCAACTGACGTTGTGTATCAAATCGGATGGGCTGGCATATAACAAGCGGCACAGAGGTGGGCGATTGGGTCTGCTCCCAGACGGGGGGTGGATACCACGAAGCTCGCTCCAATGCCCTTGGCTTATGCCGAGACGACAACATTGTCGCTGGCGTGGTGTACGAAAACTGGAACGGGCGATCAGTCGTATGCCATATCGCATTTCAGGGGCGTTTAACCCCTGCTTATCTGGCCGCGATATTTGATTACCCGTTCAATATCTGCGGGGTTGACAAAATTATTGCTCCCGTGTCAAGCGGGAATAGCAAAGCATTGAGATTAGTGGGTAAAATGGGGTTCACCGAGGAAGCGCGTATCCATAACGCCGACACCGCCGGGGACATCGTGTTTTTAACAATGGCACGAGACTCGTGCCGGTTTTTAGGACAGCGTTATGGGCAAAAAGTCACCGAAACCACCTCCGGCGCCTGACTACGCCGCAGCAGCACAAGCGCAGGGGAAGGCAAACCTAGACGCCGCTCGCTTAACCGCTCGCATTTCCAACCCGAATGTCTCCACGCCATATGGCGGCCAGCGCGTCACGTTCGGAAAGAGCGTGTTTGACGAAGCAGCCTACAACAAGGCGATGGAGGACTATAACCGGCAGTTGCAGGAATATACCTCCGAGCAGACCCAAGGCCTGATGCCGATGGATCGTGACGCCACGATGTACGGATATGGCGGTTACAGCGATCAAATCACGATGGCTGGTGGCAGGGCGCGTCCGGTTGCCCCGACCCGAGAACAGTTTACGACTACGACCGACCAAGACACCCCGTACATTGAGCAGTACCTGTCGCCCGAGCAGCAGCGCATCCTAGAGGCGCAGCAGCGGGTGGAGTATGGCTTGTCTGGCCTTGGCGAAACCGCCCTTGGGGTGGCACAGCGACGATTAGGGTCAGAATTTGCACCTAATCTGCGTGACCTACAAACTGAATTGGGTGGATATGGTCAGGTACAGGGCGCACCGGACTTGTTTAGGTTCGGACAAGCCGAGGCGGGCGTACAGGCGGGGCAGATGCCGTCGCTTGACATGGCGCGATACGGTGAAGCAGGCGGCGGCCCCGGTGGCGGTATGTTCGGCTTGGCTGGTGGTCGACTGCCGCGCCTACGTCAACAGACCGGCATTGATACCTCGGGCATGGCTGGCGTTCAGTACGCACCTGACTTGTCGCGCCTTGGGTTTGCTCGCGGTGAAGTGCCGAGCGAACGTCTCCAGCGTGGGTTTGACACCTCACAAGTTGCTGCGATGCCGATTTCGGCGGGAACAACGGCACAACAAGCCATTCTTTCTCGTTTAACCCCGCAGTTGCAGGGCGAGCGCCAACAGCTTTATACGCAACTCGTAAACCAAGGCGTGATGCCGGGTAGCGAAGCGTTTAATTCGGCAATGTCTGCACAATCAATGAAGGAAAATGACCTTGTGCAGCAAGCGGCATTGGAAGGCGTACGCCTTGACATGGCCGCTCGTCAGCAAGGGTTTAGCGAAGCGCAAGCTGCCGCGCAGTTTGCCAATCAAGCCGCCCTTGGGCAGTTCGGCATGGGTTCAGAAGCCGCTAGTCTCTATAACACCGCGTTGGGTCAAAACGTCAGCACGGCGTTGGCTCAACAAGAAGCGCAGAACGTTGCCCAGCAGCAAGACTTCCAACAGCGCGTAGCCGCAGGCGAATTCGGCAATGCCGCCCAACAGGCCTTGTTTGGCTCGGGGTTGCAGTCGCAAGAGGCTCGCAACGCTGCTATCGCACAGAACTTTGGGCAATTCCAATCCGCTCAAGGGATGCAAAACCAAGCGATTGCACAGAACCAAGCCGCAGCATTGGACGCTTACCGCGCATTGCTTGCCGGTCAGGGTCAACAGTTTGGTCAGCAGATGGATGTGCAAGCGGCCCGCAACGCGGCACTTGCCCAGAACCAAGCCATTGCCGCCCAGCAGCAGCAGCTTGCCAATGCCGCGCAGTTGCAGCAGTACAACCAAGCCCTGCAAAGCGGTCAGTTCGGCAACACCGCCCTACAGCAGTCCTTGCAGCAGCAGTTGGCGCTACGCAATCAGCCGCTTAACGAGATCGCCGCTCTTATGTCAGGCGTACAGGTCAATATGCCGCAGTTCCAAGGCTACACGGGCGCTAACGTCGCAGCGGCTCCGGTGTTTGCGGGAACGCAGGCGGCAGGCGATTTTGCACAACGTAACTACGCAAACCAAGTTGCCAATTACAACGCCCAAATGGGCTTGTTGGGTAGTGTTGCTGGCATTGCCGGTGCAGCAGCAGGCGGCCCTCTTGGCTTGATGGGCGGCTTGTTTGGCAAAGGAGCGCCCGCCGCAACACCTTCAGATCGCCGCTTAAAATCCAACGTGGTTCGCGTAGGTACGCACCCGCTTGGCATAGGCGTTTACGAATACGACATCTTTGGCGAGCGTCAACGCGGCGTCATGGCTGATGAGGTTGAGGCGGTGAAACCCGAGGCGGTAACAACGCACCCGACCGAAGGCTACAAGATGGTTTACTACGGGATGCTTTAAATGAACAGCAGATACCAGAGTTTTAGCGGCCCTCTCTCGCGCCCCCAGCGCCTAGCCAATATGCTGCAGATGCGAGGGGATAACTTCACCCCGCAGCAGGATATGCAATACAACCCGATGGTGGCCTCTACCGCTAAACCCCAATACGGGCGTGTAGTCCCAAAGGGGATGGTTAAACCGCTATCACCCGGTATGGTGACTCCGCAGGGAGGCCGCGACCGAGGGGAGTTTGAAAATGGCAGCTATTAAGTACATTGAGACGTTTCGCGCCCCGAGCGAGTACGAGCGTCAGTTAGCCGAAGCACGACGCCGCCAAGCCCTTGCCGAGGCGTTAGAAGCACAGGCGTATCAGCCGATGGAAGGCAACGTCGCCCCGATCCCACGCGCAGCGCCGCTTGTAAAGGCATTGCAGAGCTTTATGACTGCCCGCGAGGGACGCAAAGCACGTGAGGCAGCAGAGGAAGCCAAGGGGTTAGAGTCGCAATACGCCGAACGGATGCTTGGCCGTATGCAGGGCGGGTACGAGTATCGCCCTGACGCTAACCTTGAGCAGCAGATGGCAAAGCGCCCAGAAGAAACGCTGGATCAGTACAACCAACGTATGGCAACCACGCCGTTTGTTGGTCAGGCTGCACCAATCCCCGAGCAGATTAGGGTGGATGAAGTTACGCGCCAATCGCAGTACCGTCGCTCGCCCGATGAACTGCTTGGCATGGCATCAACAGGACTTGGTACGGCTGCGCTGAAGGATCGCCCGGTTATGTCTGCACGATTGGCAGAGCTGCTAAAAGGCCCAGAAGCAGGCGAGTTCGGCACCGAAGAACGGTATGACTCCGAAGGCAAGGGCTATGTAATAAACAAGCGCACAGGCCAAAGGCAGTACACAGGAATTACAAAACCAACAGCGCCGAAAATGGTAGCAAGATCAGCGGATTTTGGCGGGTTTATTCGTGAGTATTACGACGATGGCACTTATCAAGACGTAAAGAAAACTCTTGCGCCAAGCGGCCCGCGTGATGAACCGTTGATGTCAATTGTTGGCCCCGATGGCAAACCAGTTTTGGCTCGTCGTTCAGAAGCTGAAGGCAAGCAGCCGTTCTTTGCAACGATGGCGGGCGGCACTCAATTAACTGGCGATGACAAGGTTGATCGCCGTCAATTCCGCGCAAAACGTCAAGAATTGCAAAACGCGTACAATTCGGTTCTTGGGTTTGTAAAAGAGCTTAAAAACACACCTAAAGAGGAAAGTTTGTTTGGCGAAAAAGCTGGACGATTGGCTACTCAATACAAACTTGCACTTGGCGCGGTTCGTGTACTCCAAAACACAGGCGTGTTAAACGTAGGCGAACTGCCGTTTATTGAGGATACGTTGCGCGATCCGCAAGGCTTGAAACAATTATTCAATCCTGCTTCACGCGCAACAATCAGCGGCCAAGTTGAATCTATCCTTGATTTGCTTGAGCAACAATCAAGCGTAAACGATGAGATTTATGGGTACGACGTAACACCATTAAAAGGTCGTGAATTGCGTGGAGAAAGAATCCCAGCCGCTGCTGTAAAGGCAGGTTTAACGCAAGCAGATTGGGATTCGGCAACGGAAGAGGAGAAAGCCGCATGGCGATGACTCCCGAACAAGCCAAGGCGGCAATGCTTCAACGCCGTAAGCAGCGCGAAACACAGCCGCCGCCAATATCAACTGGCTCTATGTTGATGCAAGCGGGTCTTAATCTCCCAGCAAGCGCCGTGCAGTTTGGGCGCGACATTATTGAGCCAGTTTTGTCACCCATTGAGACAGGCAAAGCCGTTGTCAATCTTGGCAGTAGCGTATTAGGCAAGGCTGGCATAACTGACGCTGACCCAACGCTTGCCAATCAGGTTGGCGAGTATTTTGCCAATCGCTACGGCGGCGTTGATAACGCCATGCGTACGTTTGCGACCGATCCCGTTGGTATGACTTCTGATGTTGCTGGCCTGTTGACGGGCGGCGGCGCTTTAGTGTCCAAAGTTCCCAAATTGTCGCGTGTTGGCAAAGTTGTTGAAACCACGGGTCGTTTTGTTGATCCGCTCAACATTGCCGCAAAAACCGTTAAAGGCACAGGCAAAACCGCAGCATGGGGTTTAGGCTTTACAACTGGCGCAGGAATGCGAGCTGTAGAAGAATCGGCAAAAGCGGGGTATGAGGGAGGCAAGAAAGGACAGGCTTTTGTGGCGCAGATTCGCGGGCGTGAGCCTGTTAGCGCAGTTGTTGATGAAGCCTCGCAAGCCGTTGACGTTCTTCGCCAACAGCGCGGCCAGCAATATCGTTCTGGCATGGCAAACGTAGCGCAAGACGCAACAGTATTGGACATGGCTCCAATCCGTGCTGCATTCAATCAGCTTGAACAAGTTGGGCAATTCCGAGGACGCTCGGGAACGGCTGCTCCGCAGATGCTTAATGAGCCTGCGGTGGGTGCAGTCAACAAAATGAATGAAATTATTACCAATTGGGAAAATTTAGACCCAGTTGAATTTCATACGCCAGAAGGCTTGGACAAACTTAAACAAAAAATCTACAACGCATCAAAAGGCTATCAACCGGGAACGCCAGAGCGTGTAGTAGCCGACCAGATGTACAAAGCTGTGCGGCAAGTTGTTGCTAATCAAGCTCCAGAATACACGCGAGTAATGGCAGATTACGAACAAGCAACCGATTTGCTCCATGAACTTGAAAAGTCATTGTCTATTTCGGATCGTGCCACCGCAGATACAACGCTTCGCAAATTGCAATCTATCTTGCGAAACAATGCCAATACAAATTACGGCCAGCGCGTTGCATTAGGTGAGGAGCTTGTCGGAGCGGGTGCGGAAACGCTATTCCCACGTTTAGCAGGGCAGGCAATGAGCGCCGAGTTGCCGCGCAGTTTGTCGGGTCAGTTATCGGGCGCAGGCGTTGTTGGAAACATCTTGCAAAATTTTCCCGGCGCATTGGTTGAGCCATCTACTTATGTAGCTGGCGCATTGAC